CTCAGTCAAACTTATCTCATACTCCCTTATGGCCCAGGGCTCCTTAAGGTAACTGGTAGGGGGACGCTCAAATCCCCGTCTTAGTTCCATTGGTGGATTGCCAAAGATGTAGCCTAAGTTGCGTATATTGAGGGCGAACTTCACAGTCCTTGACCCACTAGGCATAGTATCAAGCTTCGACAGGTCTTGATGTACTGCTAATGCTCCAGCTGCCCTGGAAAGCTCCAGGTATGTCAATCTATCTGCGCTCCTCATTGAGAAGATTTGAGTTTGTAAGTCGAGGCTATAATTCACTGTTGACAGAGCCCATAGTGGTTTTGGTATTGATATTCTCACATCTGTGGCTGAATTGTTCATTGATGTCAGGCGTCTCAGGTTTGCCGCAACACCAGCAGGGATCATCGGGACAGGAGTTCCTAGCAGTGAGGCAAGTGAGGAGAAGAGGTCATGAGATCCTGGGTCATTCGATACAGCTGAGGCTATGACTGACATGAATTTCCTAGTTGATCCAACTTTATCATCTCCAGTGGATTCAGAGAACCACCGTAAGGTTGTGTCGTCACTAGGAAACCTTATTGAAGGCTCAGCGTAGGGTTCTTGGGTTATAGTCTGTGACCCGTGAAATGAGAACACAACCTGAATGTCTGGATCCTTGTCAGTTTCATTTAGCAGAAGTCTTGCAGAAGGGCGGGGTGCTGTCAATTTGAAATCTATGAAGACCGAGGAGTCGAAGTGGAGAAGGACTTCAGAAGGAGTAGCTATCTCGCTCCTTGTTGATTTCAGCACATCGATCCACCTATTAATAGCCTTCTTACACGAGACTGTATCTTGTGCCTGGTACCTCCTTCTTTGGGAACGGGATGTGAGTCTGGCTGAGGCATTACTCTTGACAAGCTGTAACGACTTTGTGAAGATTCGCATCGATGGACTCATTGCAACAACCTTACTTATGACTGATGGATTGATATTATTGAATCTTTTAAGCATTTCAGCCATCCGACTGTATAACTCATCATCAAATGGAGATGACAAGATCCCAAGGTGACCACCATACTGGCCTATAATTTGGTCAATCATCTTAACTGTAACACCCATCCCCGAGGTGTCATAACCACTCGTAGTAAACCTTTGATCATTGACTATCATTTTGATTGCTCGATTTGGGGAAGGTGATTTGAGGATTAACTCACCACACACTTTACCCACGGTGTCTGGGACTACTGTGCCATAGAGTGCAAGGTCTGCGATGAACTCAGACCCTGACTCAATTGTGGATGAACTTGACATCTCCAGGGGGGATGGAATCCGGAACCCTGAACATGACCTAGGGATTAGCATCAGCATGTCCAGTACGTCAAGAGGCAAATCATTATGTAGCCTCATTATCTTCCTACTAGTGTACATGTACATCATGATGTATGATGTCTCCATACTCAAGCCTGCATTTATTGTTGATCGAGCCTGGCCGACAATACTGTCTATAAATGTAGAAGTCACTGTCAAGCCTGTACTCGGCTCTTGTATTCCGAGCTTAGCAACATCTTTCACCCACATGGGTAAGAGTTTGCCATGAAAGCAGATGTCACCTAAGTACTCCCACACTATTGTAGACACTGTCGTTTTACCCAGGTGGAATACGAGTCCAAGGTGGGCGTATGTTGTCTTTATAGCATGAATCTTGTTTAATAATGCACTGGGCCCCATATATCTTGGGAACTTAAAGTGTAGTAGCCCATCATCAGAGAATGTTAGGAGTGACCCACTCAGCCCTGTAGATTCAAGTGATATCTCCATAATGGCAGCATGTATCGATGACCAGACAAAATTAAGGAACCCTTCGAAGCCACCTTTAATTCCTGCCATATAGTTTGAGTAACCCCGTGTATTATGGATGACAATTGAAGCCCTGAAAAACAGGTCAATTCGTTCCATCCACTCTTCACCTGAAACTTCTGCTAGAATTGATCCATACTCCCGCACTAACACCATTGGGAACTTCTTTGAGAACTCAGCCATATCAAATGATACAAAGATAGACTGGCTTGTGTCATCATAGTCACCCATTGCCTCACAGAAGCGTTCGAGGTCTTTCCTCCTTGCCGTGTATGACTTTACAATTGACACTCCAGTCTGCGCTCTTGATACTTGCCTTGCTAGTCTCTCCACCCTCTGAGTTAGTGTCTTGAGCTGCTGATCTGCCATGTAGAAGAGTCTCGTCACTGCTTTGTGGTACTCCTGCGCTTTTGGCTCCGTACCAACTATGTACCTAGCACTTTCAATAGACATAACAAACTCCTGGAATGCATCGTCAGGGATGAGTTCAATTTCAAGGTCGGGGTATTTCGCCTCAAACCCAGTATGTAGCCTCACCACTTCCTGGAATCTCTTAACAGCTTCAGAATATGACAGTTGGTCTTCTCCTTTCATAGCACTAACAGCATCATTAACGGTCATTACCTCCCTGTGCCTATTAGATTGGCAAGTTGTTCTATTTCGTATCCCCCATTCCCTCAGATCATCAAAGGTCTCTCTTGATTGATCACCGCACCTCTGTGAACTTTTATCAGAGGGTTTGACCATTATCTCGTCAGCACGCGGCAGTGTATACACCCTCTTGAACCTTACGCCAGACCACTCGAGCGCAGACCTTTGACACAATGCTGCAGTAGGCACTTGGGTTGCATTCATATCATCCACGAGATCCTGGGATGAAGGCTCATTTGTAAATGCGGTTACATTATGGTGACTGGCTTTCAGTGATCTATATATGGTTCTCCTCAGGACACCTCTGAATCTTTCTAGCATCCTAGGTGTTACTTGGTTTGGTTCACTTAACCCCTCGATTGACGAGAACAGTGAAGACATATTTGCATCAGGATGTGGTACATACTTGTACAAGTTTGAGAGATTCAAGGCATCCTCGATGCAATATGTTGTGGAGGTGAACAGGGATATGAATGAATATGCGCAACTAACCTTTCGGTCATCATATGCTTCGGCTAATGCAGATTCTGTTGACCTCCCAATACACCCGTCTGATGCAAGCCGAGCCACTAGGAGGTTTCTTGAAGCCTTGATGTACTCTCCAACATGCTCTGGGGTGTCCTTCGCCACTTCCCATGACTCTTCAACAAACATCCTTATAAGGTCGTACGGGGGAACTCTCAGCCTCATTTCACCAACAGATAAGCATAGATTAAATAATGAACGTAACGTCTCAACTATTCTCTGGTAGTGAAGTGTAGTTATAACCCACTCTCTTGACCCTGCTCTCACTATTGCAACCGACCCTATGACTGACAGGGAAATCTTGACAGACCCTCCAGAAGCTTCAGATGTCATTTTGTGTTTCTTTAGCACCTTGTTTCGTGAGGCCGGATCATCTTCAGTCATCGATATTTGCTTTATAAACTTTGGGTAGAGAGGTGTGGCACTGTTCATGAGGTCCTGTAGTTTATCAGACGCTACGAGAAGGGATGAGCAAAGAGACAGGCTGTCCTCATCGCCTATTGTCCTTGAGACAGGGTTCCGATGAGTTGTTGGGGACCTGATCCTTGATGAATTTAGCCCACTATATATGAGGGATGTGATTCTAGTCCTCTCCCTTCTGGAGCTAACTTTATCTGGAGATGAAACGATATATAGGAGTATGTCCCAGACACTCCTGTTTCCCATCACCTGCTTCGGTGGATCTAATCGTATAGGCTTACTGACCTGTAATGATTTGCCAAGTTCTGAGGATAGATAGTTTTCTGCAATTGTGTTATATTTGCATAGTGACTTGAACTCAGGATGATACTTAAGGTTCCTCTGTATTTTCCTCTTCCATGGAGCAGACTTACAACTTAAAAGGTCACCTGAAAACTTTGAAGAAAATAACCCAGTGATGTCTACTGACAGCTGATTGACACTTAAGACCTTTGACATTGGTTCTTTGTTAGCTTTCGTGTCC